CGCTCGCCCGCCATGTAGACGAGGCTGTACTCGGTGCCGTCCACAAAGAAGGTGTATTCGCGGTAATTCCTGATGTAGTCGATTTGTGCGGGCGAGAGCGCACCCAGCCCGGCGATGACCTGCTCGTCCAGCGTGCGGCTGCCGTGCCTGCGCGATTTGCCCTTGGTTGGGTTGTCCACCATGTTGATCATTTCGGTACTCTGGCCGGGCAGACGGTCGGCCAGCACCTGCTCGGACACGCCGCGTGTGACGCTGGCGTAGCTGCCTGATACTTTACTCATGAGCCTCCTTACCAGCGACGGTGGCGATACCGTGTCATCGGGCGGATGCCACGCATCTGCACCTGCACCGCCGGGTTGTTGAACATGTTGACCTTGACCTGCCGGATATGCTCGGCACGCAAGGTGTTGTAGACCTGCTGATAACCGGCTGCCAGCTTGGCGTACTTGTCGGCGTCACCGTCGTAGGCACTCTGGAAGTCCAGCACGGTGCGCGCCGCGACCACGTGCGCCGCCAGCAGCGGCAGATCGTCGAAGTCCAGTTCGCGCACCAGTTCCACCTGCACGTTGCCCGCGAACTCGTAGGTGCTGTGGTACCGGTCGTACAGACGTCGCCCACGGATCACCCAGGCACTACCTGCGTCATTGGGGTTCACGCCGATGGCGTCGTTGGGGACGTAGACGAACTTAGTCACGGCGTCGGGCCGCAAGATAACCAGGTCAGTGTTGAACCACCAGCCCTGGGCTTGTTCCTGGGTACTGGCGGTTTTGAATTTCAGTAGCGCCGCCGCCACAAACGGGTGGTCGGCGTCGATGGCGTTGATCGGCGTCTCGCCCATTGAGGCCAGACACTGGTTGACCACATCCAAGGCAGTCAGACGCATGGGAACTCCTTTACGCAAAAAAGCCCGCCACCGTTTCCAGTAGCGGGCCTGTAGGGATTAACCGGGGAGTAGCCAGGGATTACGCGGCTTTGAGTACGCCAGCAAACGCCGGGTTGTTCGCCGTCACCCCAAACGACAGGTAGGCGTCAATGAAGTACATCTTGGTGATGTCGTCAAAGAAGACGCTGGTCGTGAGCGGGATGGTTTCTCCGGCCAGCAGCGCACGCGGCGAGAACACCGCCGCAACAGTCTTGGAGAAGTCGCCGTCATAGGCGTTGCTGTTGCCCGCGTTGGACAGCCGGTGATTGGTGATGATCGAATTCGGCAGGTTGTTGCTCTTCCTGATGGGCACGCCGTAGACCGACAACTCCTTGGTGCGGATGCTGTTGCCGTCGGCGGTGATCAGGGTGCGGTCGATCAACCGGTCGTTCTTCAAGAGCGTGTTGTACGCCTTGGGCGACATGATGACCACCATGTCATCGGTAAGCGGGTCGATGTCCTTCTCTTCCATGTCCACGAAGACCTGGCCCAGATAGTCTTCCAGCGCCGCCGGGTCGTTTTCCAGCCCTGGAGAAGCAAAGGTCTTGACCGTGCCGGGCTTCCAGCCGTCCGGGTAGGTCGCCATGTTGGTGATGCCTGCCGTCTTGACCGCCTGGATCATGAATGCCTGATCGTAGAACTTGGCAATCTCCTTGCCGTGTTCCTCGCCGATGTGCTTGCGGGCGTCGTAGCTGTTCTGGAACTCGTCGATGAGCGGGTAGCTGGATCGTGCCAGTACCACCGTATCGACGGTGAGCTTGATTTTGGCAGCCTGGTTGACCGTGGCATCCGGTGCCGTACCCGGCGTGAGCACTTGCAGCGTCGATTTGCCAAACTGGTAGCTGGACACGGTGCTGGTGCCGCGCACCGAGCGCACGGGGATGTAGTCGCGCATGATGGCGTGGCGGGCGATGGTGCCTTCGACGACGCCGGTAAATTCCTCGACGTGCAGCGCCATCGGGTTGGTGGCGGCGGGCAACGCGCCGATCTGCGGGTTGTTGCCGACCTGTAGATTGGCACCTGGGCGGGTGATGTTGGTAATGCTGATAGCCATAAGGTTCCTTGTGGTTGTGCGGGACAGACCCGCGAGGGCGGATTACGGTTAAAATCCGGCAGTAAGTATTGAAAGAGGCAACACCATGAGTTATGCGATCACCTTCGATCTGGACACGGAAACGCTTAAAACCGCGTACCAGAACGATTCGTGGAATAACGCCTACAGCGACATCCGCCGCGTGCTTGAGCAGATGGGCTTCACGTGGCAGCAAGGCAGCGTGTACTTCGGGGAAGCCAACGTCAATGCGGTGCAGTGCGTGGTGGCCGTCCAGCGCCTGGGGCGCGAATATCCCTGGTTTAAATCATCGGTGCGGGATATCCGCATGCTGCGCATCGAAGAGATGAACGATCTGGCGATTGCCTTGGGCTAGGGATTACCCCGCCACGCCCTACGGCGGGCTTGCAGTTGCCGGTACTCGGGGGACTCCTCGAAGTACGTACCCTTGGTGCGGCGCAGTTCTGCGACCGCCTTGCCGTATTCGACAGGCGAGAGCGCACCGCCCGCCGGGTTCGTCGCCCCGCGTGCAGCCTCCGGCGCAACTGCCGATGCGGTCGGGGCGTAAGTGGTACCGCTGGCGGCGCGGTACTGGTTGACCAGAAACGCAGCCATGGCCTCGGCCACGACGCCGCCCTGTGACAGGGCTGCATTCACGGCTTCCTTCTCGTCAGGTTCGGCATTGGCACTGGCCCATGCCCGCGTTTCCTCCCAATCGGCCTCACTGCCTGCGACCTGTACCAGGATTTGCTGCACGGCTTGGGTACGCTCGGCTTCTTTGGCCGCATGGGCTTGATAGCCCTGTTCGGCCAGCGCCACGTAGGCCTCGTAGCCAGCCACGCCTTTCTCGGCCAGCAAGGCTTTGATTTGCCCGAAGTCGCCCTGCCCTGCCGCCACGATGGCCGGGTGTTCCGGCCCCAATCCGTGCTTGCCGACGAAGGCCAGCGCCAAATCCAGATTGGCGTCGCCCGTGGGTTCATAGGTGACGGCCTCGCCGAAGGTGGCCGGGGCGTCCTCGCCTGTTTCAGGGGAGGCGGCGGGCGCTGCTGTTTCAGCAGGCGCTGCCGGAGGTGCCGCAGTATCGGTAAGCTGTGTCGCCACCGCAGGGGCGGCGGGCGCGGGGGCGGCTGCCGGGTCGGTCGGGGTGTTCTCGGTAAGTTCGTCCATACGGTTCCTGTGGGGTTATTGGGTGACGTTGCCTGCTACCGCAGACGCAACCGGGCGGGCCACTTGCCGGGCAAGTTCAGCCTGTTGTTCGTTCTCAAGGTCTTGGGCCTGCTCCTCGGGGGACTTGATGTAGGGCGTCGGGTCTACCCCGCGTCCAGTGAACATCTCCCGTGCGAGGGCGTCCAGCTTCAACGTCGCCATCATCTGCGGCGGCATGGCCCCGATGGCTGCCAAGTCCATCAGGCACAGTTTGAGGTTGTCCAGGTCGCCGTTGCGGGAAAGCGCGTCCAGCCCGGTGATGATGGTGGGCTGTAGCTGCGTCCCCTTGAGGTTGACCTTGATGTCCTTGAGCAGCCAGTACGCAATCGGCAGTTGCAAATCCACCGCCAGCCGCGAGTACACGCCGCCCAATGAGGTTTCCAACTCGTTGGCCTGCATGCGGATTTCTTCGGCGGTGACGCGCTCGGCGTCGCGCACCACGGCAGACCCTATCAGAAAGAGGTTCGCCAGCCGCTGCACGTACTTGGCGTTGGCTGCACCGATGTGTTGCAGGGACGCTGCCGTGCCGGTGATGAGCGGCACGATGTCGCCCTCCACGCCGGGCAGCGCCGCGCCGTTGTCGCTCGCTTCCAGGTCTTCGGGCTTGGTCATGCCCGACGGGTTGACCATCCAGCGGAATTGTGACGCCAGCACGGCGGCTTCCACTTCGGCCTGCGAGAGCGCGGACAGGGCCGCGAAGTCGCCCGCCGCCTGTTCCACCAGCCCGGTGCCGTAGTCGTTGTCGTCGTGCAACTCCCAGGTCAGCGCCCGGTACGGCAGGCTCATGTCGTCGTACTTGCCCTCGAACTCGCGGCCTTCCAGCCAGAATTCGTCCACGTGCTGGGTCTCGACGTAGTGGCCGTCCACGTAACGGATGTCCACGTAGTGCTCGACACTCGGTGCCTTGCTGTCGTGGTTCAGCCGGTACGACTGGTACTTGCTGCTGCGGTTCAATAGCTGCGCCTGCGCGGCAGGGGACAACTCGTCGAACAGCACGTCTTCCTTGACAATCAGCCGGATGACCCGCCCCGATTGGGAGCGCTTGACCACGTACCGTTTGATGCCGATGGCACGGATGCCGTCCTTCAACACCATCAGGCAGTTGCCGGTGACGATCATGTGCTTCAATGCCAGATACAGGTCAGGCCGTGCGGCCTTCTGGTCTAGCCGCTTGACGGCGTTCTTCTCGCCCACCGCCATCGCCGACTGGAATTGTGTGGGGTCAAAGCCGGTCGTGGCGTGCAATTGCTGCATGACGTCTTCCGGAATATCCAGCCGGAAGAACGGACGGCTCGGCGCAAAGAGCGCCAGCATCAGCTTGTTGGTGAGGTTGTTCAGCCCTTGAGCGCCGACGGACTGGTAGTCCGTTTGCAGCTCGTCCTGCTTTTCGTTGTAGCCCTCGGGCGGACACAGCACGGGCAGCGTGTACGCGGCGTATTTCTCGCAGCGGGTAATCAGGCTGCGCCGCTCGTTGTCCAGTTGCGCCCAGACGCGTTTGACGTTCATGGGTGCGTCCTCACGTTAACCTGATGCCCATGCCGCCCGCAGTGCCGCCGACGCTGGCCCCACCTGCGCCCCGGTATTTGCGCCGGGGGTCAGGGTTGGTCGCGCTGGCCACCTCAAGCCTCGTCGTGGGAACCTGGGCATTGTGTTGCTCCTGCTCCCGCAGCTTGGTGGCGAGGTTGGCCTGGTTGATTGCCGCCTGCTGGGCATAGGCCGCGCCTTGGGCCTGCTGGGTCAGGTGCGAGGCCTGTGACGCAGAGGCCGCATTGATGGCGGTAACCTGGGCCTTGGCCGCCTTCTCTGCTTGCCGGGGCTGGTCGTAACTGTTCAGCAGGTAGCTCTCCACGGGTGTGGCGACCGGGTTAATCAATTTTCTAACTACCTTCTTGACTTTTTTACCCATCAAAATTCCTTGTAAAGTTGCGCCGGGGCGTCCTTGAACCCCAGCCTGCGGTAGACCCGCGCCAGCCGTGGGTCGGCTGCACCGTAGGTGCCGACCTGCATCCCGGCGCAACCGTTGATACGCGCCAACCGTTCCAGTTCGCGCACCACGTTGCGCAGGGTGTTGCCGGTGCTGCGGGTAATCCGCATAACCAGCACTTCGTCCAGGAACGTGGCTTCATCGGTGAACCAGCCCCCGGTAATCTGGAAGGCGACGAAGTAGTCGCCGACGATGACGACGGCGCACTCATCGAGCAGGCCGTCGAG